GACAGGGCAAGCCATTTCAGTTCATGGGCTCGCCGTGGGATTATTTCCGACCGTCTGGCAACGGCGATTCTGTTGCACGCCGGGAGAACCGCTGAATTCATTACCGGAAAACAGCCTGATACGGTGAAGCCCACCGGACCTTCCGGTGAAGGCCCGGAGAGAGAGCCGGAAGCCCCGGTCAGTAACCGAACCCTGATGAGTCTGCTGGCGTCCGGTGAAGTCCTGGCATCACAGGGCTGGCGCTATTATCACAAACCGGCGAGCGGAGACAGTGTTGATAAAAACATCGCTGAGGCTGTGGTCAGTGATGAGGGTGCCACCGGTGGTAAGGCCCTGCAACTGAACAAACCGGAAAGCCACATCTGGTTTCTGGAGCATGATGCCGCCGGGCAGGGGGCTGAGTTGCTGAAGAAAGGCGGACGTGTGAGCGTGCGGTTTAAGGTGCCGGGCGCACTGGTGCCGAATCAGTTTGCCCTGGGTATTTACTGGCAGTTGTCGTCCCTGCCGGAGGGAGTGACGCTGTCAGAGGAAGGCAACGACATGCTGATGTCCTTCTTCCTGCAGACGGATGCGACGAACCTGAACGCGATGTACCACAAGAAGCAGAATGCGAAGCTGGATACGTTCGGGGTCTTTGATAACGGATGGCACACACTGGCTTTTGAGTTTGCCGGAAACACAGCATTCAGGTGACGCCGGTACTGGATGAGAAACGGGGTACACCGTTCACACTGGTGAAATCTCCGGCATCGAGGGGCGCGGACAAACTGCAACTGACAGACATATCAAAGGCGACGACATATACGCTGCTTATTGACAGTGTGAAGGTGGAAGTGAACAACGCGGATGCCGCGGCATGATAAAAAAGGCCGCCAGCAATGAAGGAAAGGGATGAACTTTGTCCACTACATGAATGCTGGCGGCTGGTAAAACGACCATGATGACACCGAAGTCTTCGGTGTTTTTTCACAAAAATAGTAAATCAATGTCAACTATCACGGTGGGAAACCATGACATTTATGAACCAGTTAATGCTGTACTTCTGTACGGTGGTCTGTGTGCTGTATCTTCTTTCGGGTGGGTACAGGGCAGTGCGCGATTGCTGGCGCAGGCAGATTGATAAAAGGGCCGCAGAGAAAATCAGCGCCAGTCAGTCAGCCGGAAGCAAACCCGAAGAGCCCATTACTCCTTAATAACCCCTTTCAACGAGAAAATCCCATGTCAGAAATTACATCCCTGGTCACTGCAGAGGCAGTGAAGGAAGTCCTGCGCTCTGAAGAAGTCCTGAGCGCACTGAAACAGAAACTTCGCCATAACCTGGAAGCGCGTCTTGATGCAGAAGTGGATGCCATTCTGGATGAACTGCTGGGCGCACCGGCAGCTCCGGAGCCGGAAGGCATCGCGGGTGAGGGGATGCTTCAGATAGCGGTGAACCCACACCTGACAGCGACATGATGATGTAAGCATGCGCAGGGGCTGTCGGTGTGAGCTGATGCCCTCTGTTGTTGTGAGCTTCCGGATTGCGGGAGACGGGGTATGTACCAGATGGAAAAAATCACAACAGGTGTGTCATACACCACGTCAGCGGTGGGAACGGGCTACTGGTTCCTGCAGTTGCTGGACAGGGTTTCCCCGTCTCAGTGGGCGGCAATAGGCGTGCTGGGGAGTCTGCTGTTTGGGCTGCTGACATATCTGACGAACCTGTATTTCAAAATCAGAGAGGACCGGCGTAAGGCGGCACGGGGAGATTAGGTGATGAACCATGAAGAAATGAATCAGCGCTTCAGTCGTCTGGAAAATGAAATTGCTGAACTGAATAAAAAACTGTCGGTGCTGATGCCTTCTGAAGATGAAAAAAAACGCCGCGATGAGCAGTTTGCTGCGTTTGACGATTATTGTCGGAAAGTGATGAGCAGAAATCTCGCAGAGTGTTTCAGTATTCATAATGATAATTTCAGTGAGCTGGAATGGGAGTGTAACCGGCCATCCTTTGTTGTATCCGGTGATGGTGTGAAAATAACCATCTCAGAAAATGGGAAAGTAACACCTCCATCGCACCAGCACAGTGAGGAGCTCATTGAATTTGCCATTGATTACCTGAAGAACAATAAAAACAGGGGCTGATGCAGCGCATTGGTCGTTGCATGGGGTATCTGCAGGTAGCCGCTGAGATTGAAGCGCTGGCCAGTGGTGCGGACAAGGATTCAGTTGTGCGGGAGGCACTTCTTCGTGATTTTGATAATCCGCCCTTTAAAAAAGTGCCGGCTTACTGGCTTCATCCCGGACTGACTTATCTGAAAGTGCGTATTTAGTGGGCCTGGGACAGCGGCTGAATATTTAATATATCCATGAACACAAAAATCAAATACGGCCTGTCGGCTGCCGTTCTGGCGTTGATTGCCGCAGGGGCTTCTGCGCCTGAAATCCTCGACCAGTTTCTGGATGAAAAAGAAGGTAACCACACCACGGCATACCGTGATGGCGCGGGTATCTGGACCATCTGCCGTGGAGCCACCCGGGTGGATGGTAAGCCTGTTATTCCTGGCATGAAGCTGTCGAAGGGGAAATGCGACCAGGTTAACGCCATTGAGCGTGATAAAGCGCTGGCATGGGTGGAGAAAAACATCAGAGTGCCACTGACTGAACCCCAGAAAGCGGGTATTGCGTCATTCTGTCCTTACAACATTGGCCCCGGTAAGTGTTTCCCGTCGACGTTTTATAAACGAATTAATGCAGGCGATCGCAGGGGAGCGTGTGAAGCGATTCGCTGGTGGATTAAGGACGGTGGCAGAGACTGCCGTATCCGCTCAAATAATTGTTATGGTCAGGTATCCCGTCGTGACCAGGAGAGCGCGCTGGCGTGCTGGGGTATCGACAGATAAGCAGAATATTTTGCTGAAAAATGACGTTGACTAACGCGGACGGATAACACGAAATCCTGCGAACTGGCAAAACCTAAGTGAATAAAAGTAAAAACCCCGTTTGTTGGCAGCAAGCGGGGTTTTGTGTTTCTGACCTTGGATAAGGCAAGGGAGAACATGGAAAAGTATAAACGAATTCTGTTGAGGTTGACTATGAAAAACGGCCTTGAACTGAAAGCGCCAGAGTAACTGATGACATCAGCAGAGCGCTGGCTTTTGCTATTAAGTGGGTGGCGGTTGGTATCGCTGTGTCTCCGATACTGTATGGGCTGGCAAAACTGGTCATTGCGTTGAAATCGTAAACGGGGATTAAGAGGTAATCATGTCACGCAAACTCATAATGCTGGGGGAAATCCTCTGGGTCATTGTCTGCATTTCATTTTCAGCAACGCTGATTGCTCTTCTTCTTTCTATGGCATGGATGACGTTGAATTCGGCAGGGCTGGTGGGGTGACAACGATATGAACCGGGCACTGTGTGGCGTGATTATTGTCCTGCTGGTGGCCTGTGGTGCGCTGTGGCTGGCAACAGACCATTACCGCGATAATGCCATCACCTACAAAGCGCAGCGCGATAAAAAGCCAGCGAGCTGGAGCTGGCAAACGCAACCATTACTGACATGCAGCAGCGCCAGCGTGATGTTGCTGCGCTGGATGAAAAATACACAAAGGAATTAGCCGATGCGAGAGCTGAAAATGAAACTCTGCGCGCTGATGTTGCCGCTGGTCGTAAGCGCCTGCGGATCAACGCCACCTGCTCCGGTACCGTGCGTGAATCCACCGGCACCGCCCGCGTGGATAATGCAACCGGCCCCCGACTGGCAGACACCGCTGAACGGGATTATTTCATCCTCAGAGAACGGTTGATGACAATGCAGAAGCAGCTGGAAGGGGCGCAGGAATATATCCGCACTCAGTGCACTAAGCTGGCTTTTTATTATCCGGAGGATACATGAAGAAATTACTGGTAACCGTAAAGCCTTTTCAGGGAACAATTCCGTTCCGTATTTTGCAGCGTGGTCGTGTTCTTGTTGAAGGTTCGTTCAGTGGTAAATGTACGCAATTACACTCCCGGACCTTTCAGGTGAATGCCACGAATGAAGAGCTAACCGTTGAGTGTACGATGAATGCCGCTAAATGCCGCATGGTATCGGCTGCATTACAGCCAGTGTGTTGAGCGACCTTATTATCCATGGCGCGGTATTGTCGCCGTATTCCCGCATTAACAGAGACCGCAGCCCGACAGGGAGACTCCTCTGCGCGAGTGTGTGGGGATAATCAAAAACGATACACACCGGGGTTTACCGCGTTAACGGAGCGCGGCGTTGTCCCCTCATGGTCGCTGGTCCGGTGCGATGGTGGAAGAAACCGGATATTTACGATGTTTACCTGAGAATACGGGAAAGGATTCGTTGAGTTTCAGCACATTTTTGTATTCAGATAATTGAATATCAGTTTATTTTACTTTTAACATATTGATAATAAAAAGGACTGTAATACCAGAGATAAGTTGAGTGTGTTCGGGGAACGACAAATGGGTTTAATGCTGACGATTGCTGGTGTGATTGTATTATTTATTGCCTGTAATGCAGATAAATACGGTTACCCTCTGTTATCACGCATTGGCGCTTATTGTGCGCTGATACTGATCTTCTCGTCGCTTTTTTTTTGAGTGAGTTATCTTCGTCATAAGAAATAATCTATTAGTTTTTTTGTAAAAACCACAGTCAGAGGGCGCATCCGTGCTGTCGGGGGATAGAATGACAAACCTCATGTATCGGGTATCAGCGTTTGTCTTTAAAGGCAATTTTACTTAACTCTGTTTGTTATTCGCGTCAGAAGTCTCAGCCGCAAGTCTTCTTCTGCAGGCTTCAATGACCCATGCTGAAAAGTTACCGGACCCTTTATGCTCAAGGGCGCTGTTGATCTGTTCAATCATGTGATTGGGGAAACGGATATTGCGGGTTGTTGTTCTGCGGGTTCTGTTCTTTGATGACATAATGTTGCCCCATATTCAGTGTTGCTGATTTGTATTATCTGAAGTTACTTTTACGTTAATTTGATGCAGATCAATTAATACGATACCTGCGTCATAATTGATTATTTGACGTGGTTTGATGGCGTACACGCACGTTGTGACATGTAGATGATAATTATTATTTTGTGGGTCCTTTCCGGCGATCCGACCGGTTACGGGGCGGCGACCTCGCGCGTTTTCACTATTTATGAAAATTTTCTGGGGAAAATCATGTCGGTACTGATTATATGTAATGTATTGTTTTTAAACGGTACGTAAGAAAAAAGGACCGTCACAGGTGCGTGGAAGAAAGGCATTTTCAGGCCGTTTTGTGTCGTAACTGATTTTTGAATGAGGTTGTTGTATGAATGTTAACAAAAAGAACCTTGCGGAAATGTTTAATGTTGATCCGCGTACAATTGAACGCTGGCAAACTCAGGGGCTCCCTCAGATATCTGGTGGAGGAAAAGGTATTGAGATCATTTTTGATTCTGCGAAGGCGATCGAATGGTATGCGCAGCGTGAAGCCGATATTGAAAACGAAAAACTCCGTAAAGAGGTCGAAGATTTGAGAGCTGCCAGCGAGACTGACCTTCAGCCTGGTACCATTGATTACGAACGTTACCGACTGACGAAGGCACAGGCAGATGCACAGGAACTGAAAAATGCCCGCGACAGTGGGCAGGTGATTGATACTGGTTTTTGTATGTATGCACTGGCGCGTCTTGCGCAGGACATTTCCGGTATTCTTGACAGTATTCCACTGTATATGCAGAGACAATTCCCTGAATTTCCCCCTTCCGCCCTTGAGTTTTTGAAATCGGAGATAGCAAAAGCATCTAACAAGTGTGCGGATACTGCAGATGGGTTACCAGATATGCTTGCAGACTACATTAGAGAGTCAAATTCATAAGTTTGTTTTTCCATTCCGGGCTGGGTTAAAGGGGATGATTCGGCCATTGCCTGTGACGCCAGTTGAGTGGGCTGACAGACATTATTATCTACCACCAGAGTCTTCGTATCTTGCTGGTCGCTGGGAAACTCTGCCATTTCAGATGGCAATAATGAACTGCATGGGGAATGACAGGATCCGCACGGTTAATCTGATTAAATCTGCCCGTGTTGGTTATACAAAGATGTTACTGGGCGTGGTCGGGTATTTTATCGAGCATAAAAGCCGTAACACTTTATTGTTCCAACCGACAGATTCATCTGCTGAAGATTTTATGAAATCTCACGTGGAGTCAACGTTACGGGATGTCCCTTGTCTGAAAATTCTTTCCCCTTGGCTGGGACGTAAGCACCGGGATAACACGCTGACATTAAAAAGATTCACCTCTCGTGTGGGGTTCTGGTGCCTGGGCGGTGCAGCCGCCAAAAACTACCGTGAAAAATCCGTGGACGTGGTCTGCTATGACGAACTTTCCTCGTTCGAGCCGGATGTTGAAAAAGAGGGCTCGCCAACCCTGCTGGGGGATAAGCGTATTGAGGGCTCGGTATGGCCAAAATCTATTCGCGGCTCGACGCCTAAAATAAAAGGCACCTGCCAGATCGAAAAAGCGGCCAACGAGTCGGCGCATTTCATGCGTTTTTATGTGCCCTGCCCGCACTGTGGGGAGGAGCAGTATCTGAAATTTGGCGATGAATCCACGCCTTTTGGCCTTAAATGGGAGAAGGACAGCCCCGAAAGCGTTTTCTATCTCTGTGAACATCATGGCTGCGTGATCCATCAGTCTGAGCTTGACCAGAGCAACGGGCGGTGGATCTGTGAAAACACGGGCATGTGGACCCGTGACGGCCTGACGTTTTTCAGCGCTGCGGGTAATGAAATTCCGCCGCCGCGCTCCATCACTTTCCATATCTGGACGGCGTACAGTCCGTTCACCACCTGGGTACAGATAGTCTATGACTGGCTGGATGCACTGAAAGATCCCAACGGCCTGAAAACTTTTGTGAACACCACGCTGGGCGAGACCTGGGAAGAGGCCGTGGGCGAAAAACTCGATCACCAGGTGCTGATGGATAAGGTCGTGCATTACACGGCAGCGGTGCCTGCCCGGGTGGTTTATCTGACGGCGGGCATTGACTCGCAGCGTAACCGTTTTGAGATGTATGTCTGGGGATGGGCTCCGGGAGAGGAAGCCTTTCTGGTGGATAAAATCATCATTATGGGGCGTCCTGATGAGGAAGAGACGCTGTTACGTGTGGATGCGGCGATCAACAAAAAATACCGCCATGCGGATGGCACTGAAATGACCATTTCCCGTGTCTGCTGGGACACCGGGGGGATCGATGGTGAAATCGTTTATCAGAGATCAAAAAAACACGGTGTTTTCCGGGTGCTGCCGGTAAAAGGCGCATCTGTCTATGGCAAGCCGGTGATCACCATGCCAAAAACCCGCAATCAGCGGGGCGTGTATCTGTGTGAAGTGGGGACGGACACTGCAAAAGAAATTCTCTATGCCCGTATGAAAGCCGATCCCACGCCTGCGGATGAAGCCACGTCGTATGCCATCCGTTTTCCTGATGATCCGGAGATTTTTTCGCAGACAGAGGCGCAGCAACTGGTGGCGGAAGAGCTGGTGGAGAAGTGGGAAAAAGGAAAGATGCGTCTGCTGTGGGATAACAAAAAGCGGCGTAACGAAGCGCTGGACTGCCTGGTGTATGCCTACGCGGCATTACGTGTGTCCGTGCAACGCTGGCAGCTTGATCTGGCTGTACTGGCAAAATCCCGGGAAGAAGAGACGACCCGGCCAACCCTGAAAGAACTGGCAGCGAAGCTGTCCGGAGGAGTGAATGGTTACAGTCGCTGAACTGCAGGCGCTGCGTCAGGCGCGCCTTGATTTATTAACCGGTAAACGGGTGGTGTCTGTCCAGAAAGATGGTCGCAGAATTGAATATACGGCGGCTTCTCTGGATGAGCTTAACCGTGCGATCAATGATGCGGAGTCGGTACTGGGGACAACCCGCCGTCGCCGTCGTCCGCTGGGAGTGAGGTTATGAAACGAACGCCTGTCCTGATTGATGTGAACGGCGTTCCGCTTCGGGAGAGTCTCAGCTACCACGGGGGCGGTGCAGGATTTGGCGGGCAAATGGCGGAGTGGTTGCCACCCTCGCAGAGTGCCGATGCGGCCCTGCTGCCCGCGTTGCGTCTGGGGAATGCCCGTGCAGATGATCTGGTGCGCAATAACGGGATAGCGGCTAATGCGGTGGCCCTGCATAAGGATCATATTGTCGGGCATATGTTTCTGATCAGCTACCGTCCGAACTGGCGCTGGCTGGGGATGCGGGAGACTGCGGCAAAAAGTTTTGTCGATGAGGTGGAGGCGGCCTGGTCGGAATACGCAGAAGGGATGTTTGGCGAGATCGACGTGGAAGGGAAACGTACGTTTACGGAATTTATCCGTGAAGGTGTGGGCGTTCATGCCTTTAACGGCGAAATCTTTGTGCAGCCGGTCTGGGACACGGAGAGCACGCAGCTGTTTCGTACGCGTTTTAAAGCCGTGAGTCCGAAACGGGTGGACACGCCAGGGCACGGTATGGGGAACCGCTTTCTGCGGGCCGGTGTGGAGGTCGATCGATATGGCCGTGCCGTTGCGTACCATATCTGTGAGGATGATTTTCCGTTCTCCGGGAGTGGACGATGGGAACGGATCCCGCGTGAACTTCCCACCGGGCGTCCGGCCATGCTGCATATTTTCGAGCCGGTGGAGGACGGGCAGACCCGTGGAGCCAATCAGTTTTACAGCGTCATGGAACGGCTGAAGATGCTCGATTCCCTGCAGGCAACACAGCTTCAGTCGGCCATAGTGAAGGCGATGTATGCAGCGACGATTGAAAGTGAACTTGATACCGAAAAGGCCTTTGAATATATCGCGGGGGCACCGCAGGGTCAGCAGGATAATCCGCTTATTAATATTCTGGAGAAGTTCTCCAGCTGGTATGACACGAATCATGTGACGCTGGGCGGTGCCAAAATTCCGCACCTTTTCCCCGGTGATGATCTGAAACTGCAGACCGCGCAGGATTCAGACAATGGATTTTCGGCGCTTGAACAGGCGCTGCTGCGGTATATCGCCGCCGGTCTTGGCGTTTCCTACGAACAGTTGTCCCGTGATTACTCGAAGGTCAGTTATTCAAGTGCCCGCGCCTCTGCCAATGAGTCGTGGCGCTATTTTATGGGACGACGAAAATTTATTGCGGCCCGGCTGGCCACGCAGATGTTTTCCTGCTGGCTGGAAGAGGCACTTCTTCGGGGGATTATCCGTCCGCCACGGGCACGTTTTGATTTTTATCAGGCGCGATCAGCCTGGTCACGGGCAGAGTGGATTGGTGCCGGAAGAATGGCCATTGACGGGCTCAAGGAGGTCCAGGAATCGGTGATGCGTATTGATTCCGGACTGAGCACGTATGAGAAAGAGCTGGCGCTGATGGGTGAGGATTATCAGGACATTTTCCGCCAGCAGGTCAGGGAATCCGCAGAGCGGGAAAAGGCCGGACTCTCACGTCCGGTGTGGATAGCGCAGGCGTATCAGCAGCAGATAGCGGAGAGCCGCAGGCCGGAAGAGGAGACAACACCACGTGAGACGTAATCTTTCACACATTATTGCCGCAGCGTTCAATGAACCGCTGCTTCTGGAGCCCGCCTATGCGCGGGTTTTCTTTTGCGCGCTCGGACGCGAGATGGGGGCTGCAAGTCTTTCGGTACCACAACAGCAGGTACAGCTTGATGCTCCCGGAATGCTGGCTGAAACGGACGAGTACATGGCCGGAGGTAAACGACCGGCCCGTGTTTACCGGGTGGTGAACGGTATTGCGGTACTGCCGGTGACCGGCACGCTGGTGCACCGGCTGGGTGGCATGCGGCCATTTTCCGGAATGACAGGCTATGACGGCATTGTCGCCTGTCTTCAGCAGGCAATGGCGGATAGCCAGGTGCGGGGCGTACTGCTGGACATTGACAGTCCGGGCGGGCAGGCCGCAGGCGCGTTTGACTGCGCTGACATGATTTACCGCCTCCGGCAGCAGAAGCCTGTCTGGGCACTGTGCAATGACACGGCCTGTTCTGCAGCCATGCTGCTGGCGTCGGCCTGCTCCCGACGGCTGGTTACCCAGACATCCCGTATCGGCTCCATTGGCGTGATGATGAGCCATGTCAGCTATGCCGGTCATCTGGCGCAGGCCGGGGTGGATATCACGCTGATTTATGCCGGGGCGCATAAGGTGGATGGCAATCAGTTTGAAGCGTTACCGTCAGAGGTGCGTCAGGACATGCAGCAGCGCATTGATGCGGCGCACCGGATGTTTGCCGAAAAAGTGGCGATGTATACGGGGCTGTCTGTGGACGCTGTCACGGGGACAGAGGCTGCCGTTTTTGAAGGTCAGTCCGGCCTTAATACCGGACTGGCGGATGAATTAATCAATGCGTCGGATGCCATCAGCGTGATGGCTGCGGCGCTGAACACACATGATACAGGAGGCACTATGCCGCAATTAACTGCAACGGAAGCTGCCGCGCAGGAGAACCAGCGAGTGATGGGGATCCTGACGTGTCAGGAAGCGAAAGGACGTGAACACCTTGCCACGATGCTGGCAGGACAACAGGGCATGAGCGTTGAACAGGCCCGGGCGATTCTGACCGCGGCAGCACCACAGCAGCCGGTGGCATCCGCGCAGAGTGAAGCCGATCGCATTATGGCGTGTGAAGAGGCTAAAGGTCGTGAACAACTGGCGGCAACGCTGGCGGCGATGCCGGAGATGACGGTGGAAAAAGCCCGCCTGATCCTGGCGGCTGCACCACTGGCGGATGCCGGGCCCTCACTCCGTGATCAGATCATGGCCCTGGATGAGGCAAAAGGGGCTGAGGCGCAGGCTGAAAAACTGGCGGCCTGCCCGGGAATGACCGTGGAGAACGCCCGGGCTGTGCTGGCTGCGGGATCAGGTAAGGCAGAACCGGTTTCTGCATCCACAACCGCCCTGTTTGAACATTTCATGGCGAACCATTCACCGGCAGCGGTACAGGGTGGCGTGCCACAGACGTCAGCAGACGGTGATGCGGACGTGAAAATGCTCATGGCCATGCCATGAAGCCAGTGCTGACCATCAATAGGAGGTTTTAACAATATGGTGACGAAAACCATCACTGAACAACGTGCAGAAGTACGTATTTTTGCCGGTAATGATCCGGCTCATACCGCCACAGGCAGCAGCGGGATTTCTCAGGCAACACCGGCACTGACGCCCCTGATGCTGGATGAAGCCAGCGGGAAACTGGTGGTCTGGGACGGACAGAAAGCCGGTAGTGCGGTTGGCATACTGGTACTGCCGCTTGAAGGCACAGAGACGGTGCTGACGTATTACAAGTCGGGGACCTTTGCGACGGAGGCAATCCGCTGGCCTGAAAGTGTGGATGAACACAAAAAGGCCAACGCCTTTGTCGGCACAGCCCTGAGTCACGCGGCGCTGCCGTAACACGTTATCAGGCCACCGCGTTGGCCTGACTGATTTCTGAATGAAAGGAACTGATTTATGGGATTGTTTACGACCCGCCAGTTACTCGGTTATACCGAACAAAAAGTGAAATTTCGTGCGCTGTTTCTGGAACTGTTTTTCCGCCGTACGGTGAATTTCCACACCGAAGAGGTGATGCTGGACAAAATTACCGGAAAAACGCCGGTGGCAGCCTATGTCTCCCCGGTTGTTGAAGGAAAAGTGCTGCGTCATCGTGGTGGTGAAACCCGCGTGTTACGTCCGGGCTACGTCAAGCCGAAACACGAATTTAATTACCAGCAGGCGGTGGAGCGCCTTCCCGGTGAAGATCCGGCGCAGCTGAACGACCCGGCCTACCGTCGTCTGCGTATCATCACCGATAACCTCAAACAGGAAGAGCACGCCATTGTCCAGGTGGAAGAAATGCAGGCGGTGAATGCCGTGCTGTATGGCAAATACACCATGGAAGGAGACCAGTTCGAGAAAATTGAGGTTGATTTTGGCAGATCGACGAAGAATAACATCATACAGGGTAGCGGTAAGGAGTGGTCAAAACAGGACCGTGACACGTTCGACCCGACATATGATATCGACCTTTTCTGTGATCAGGCCAGCGGTCTTGTGAATATTGCCATCATGGACGGTACCGTCTGGCGTCTGCTGAATGGCTTTAAGCTGTTCAGCGAAAAACTGGATACCCGTCGCGGCTCAAATTCACAACTCGAAACGGCAGTGAAAGACCTGGGGTCGGTGGTGTCTTTCAAGGGGTATTACGGTGATCTGGCCATTGTGGTGGCGAAAACATCTTATGTGGCAGAGGACGGTACCGAAAAACGTTATTTGCCGGAGGGCACGCTGGTCCTGGGAAATACGGCTGCTGAGGGCATCCGTTGCTATGGTGCCATTCAGGATGCGCAGGCGTTGTCCGAAGGTGTGGTGGCCTCTTCCCGTTATCCGAAACACTGGATGACCGTGGGCGATCCGGCCCGTGAATTCACCATGACGCAGTCCGCTCCGCTGATGGTGCTGCCGGATCCGGATGAGTTTGTGGTGGTACAGGTGAAATAATCCGTGAGCGGGGGCGAAATGCCCCCGTGTCTTTTTTCACAGGGGGCTGGATATGGCAACAAAAGAAGAAAATCAGAAACGTCTTCGTGAACTGGCTGGCCTGCTGGGGCGCGAGGCGGATATGTCGGGGAGTGCAGCGGATATCGCACAGCGTGTGGCAGAGTGGGAAGAGGAGGTTTGCGCATCGGAAAATGAAATCGCAGATGTTGATGATACCGTTTATGAGCAGGCATACAGGAACACTGGTGAGGATGCTTTCGGTATTCTGGAACGTATCAGGCTTCTGAAGTGTTTTTACCTGTGCGGTGTTGACGATGAAACAAGTGAGCCTGTTGAGCATGTTGATGCTGGCAGAGTAATTCTGATGCCCCCCTCAGTGGCAAAAGACATGGTCAAGAGTGGAATGGCCGTTTATGCGTGATTTTCAGAATGCCTTCGATGCTGCCCTCGCCGGGGTGGACAGCACGATTGTTGAAGTGATGGGACTCTGTGCGCAGTTCACCTCGGGGGCACAGCGTGGCGGCGAAGTTCAGGGGGTTTTTGACGATCCGGAGTCGCTGGGTTTTGCCGGTGGCGGGGTCCGTATTGAAGGAAGCAGCCCGTCATTATTTGTGCGGACGGATACGGTGCGTGCTGTGCGGCGTGGTGACACGCTGACCATTAACGGCGAGATGTTCTGGGTGGATCGTGTTTCTCCGGATGACGGGGGCAGCTGTTATCTCTGGCTCAACCGTGGGCAACCACCCGCAGTTAACCGGCGACGATAAACGCAGGGTGAAATTATGGCGATAAAAGGGCTTGATCAGGCGATTGAAAATCTGAGCCGGGTTCGTAAAAACGCCATTCCTGCTGCTTCAGCAATGGCCATTAACCGCGTGGCCACAACGGCAATAAATCAGTCTGCGTCACAGGTTGCCCGTGAGACAAAGGTACGCCGGAAACTGGTAAAGGAACGCTCCAGACTGAAACGGGCCACGGTCAGAAATCCGAATGCAAAAATTATCGTTAACCGCGGTGATCTTCCAGTGATTAAGCTGGGGATCAGGATGCTGGGCCGTCGTCCGAACAGCATACTTAAAGCCGGTCAGCATCGGTATCAGCGGGCATTCATTCAGCGATTAAAAAACGGTCGCTGGCATGTCATGCAGCGTGTGGCCGGGAAAAACCGTTACCCTATTGATGTGGTGAAAATCCCGATGGCGGCCCCACTGAAACAGGCGTTTGATGAGAATGTTGACCGTATCCGGCGTGAACGCCTGCCCGGAGAACTGGCATCCGCGCTGAAACAACAACTGAGGATTGCGATAAAACGATGAAACATACTGATATCCGTGCTGCAGTGCTGGATGCACTCGAGCAGCATGAACACGGGGCGACGCTGTTTGATGGTCGCCCCGTTGTTTTTGACGAAGAGGATTTTCCTGCGATCGCGGTTTATCTGACGGATGCAGAGTATACCGGTGAAGAGTTGGATGCAGATACCTGGCGGGCCACACTGCATATTGAGGTGTTTTTACCGGCACAGGTACCTGATTCGGAGCTCGATCAGTGGATGGAAAGCCGGATTTATCCGGCGATGACTGCGATCCCGGCACTGGCAGGACTGATTACCACGATGGTTACGCAGGGCTATGAGTATCGTCGTGATGACGATATGGCGTTATGGAGCTCTGCGGATCTGACTTATTCCATTACATACGAGATGTGAGGACGATATGGCAACACCAAATCCTCTTGAGCCGGTGAAAGGTTCCGGTACCACACTGTGGGTTTACAACGGCAAGGCTGATGCTTATGCAAACCCGTTGTCAGACGATGACTGGCAGCGACTGGCGAAGGTGAAGGATCTGACCCCCGGCGAGATGACGGCGGAATCCTACGATGATAACTATCTGGATGATGAGGATGCTGACTGGGTATCCACCGGGCAGGGGCAGAAATCTGCCGGTGATACCAGTTTTACGCTGGCCTGGAAGCCGGGAGAGGAAGGCCAGAAAGGGCTTATAGGCTGGTTTGAAAGCGGCGATGTCCGGGCCTATAAAATCCGTTTTCCGAATGGCACGGTGGATGTGTTTCGTGGCTGGGTCAGCAGTATCGGTAAGGCCGTGACGGCGAAAGAAGTGATCACCCGCACGGTGAAAGTCACTAACGTGGGTAAACCTTCTGTAGCGGAAGAACGCAGCAAAATTACGCCGGTCACTGCGATTAAGGTAACGCCGACAGGTACGGTTGAAAAAGGGAAAACAACCACCCTGACCGTTACTGTGGAACCGGAAAATGCAACGGATAAGACATTCAGGGCGATTTCCACCGATCCATCAAAAGCCACCATTAGCGTGAAAGATATGACGATTACTGTGACGGGGGTTAAGGATGGAAAAGTCAGCATCCCTGTGATTTCCGGTAATGGTCAGTTTGCTGCGGTGGCTGAAATTACCGTTAATAATGTGCCGGGTGGCTAAAGAGCTGAGAGATAAGCGATGTTCCTGAAAACAGAACAATTTGAATATAACGGTGTATCCGTCATGCTTTCTGAGCTGTCTGCGCTGCAGCGTATTGAGCATCTTGCCCTCCTGAAACGGCGGGCAGAAGAGGCTGAAGCCAGCGGCAACCTGCAGGTGAGTGTGGAAGATCTTGTCAGAACCGGCGCGTTTCTGGTGGCGATGTCCCTGTGGCATAACCATCCACAGAAAACGCAGTCACCGTCAATGAATGAGGCCGTGATGAAGATAGAGCAGGAAGTGCTCACCACCTGGCCTGCCGATGCCATTGCCCAGGCGGAAGACGTGGTGTTGTGCCTGTCCGGGATGATCGAAGCTGTTCGTCCGGATACTGATATTACTGAAGTGGCGAAAAATAACACGCTGACTGATGATGATTTTTCTGCGGGAAAGTCTTCGACGGCGAGCTGAACTTTGCCCTCAGACTGGCGCGTGAGATGGGGAGACCCGACTGGCGCGCCATGCTTGCCGGGATGACATCCACCGAATATGCCGACTGGCACCGTTTTTACCGCACGCATTATTTTCAGGATACCCAGCTGGATATGCATTTTTCCGGGCTGACGTACGCTGTACTCAGCCTGTTTTTTTGCGATCCGGATATGCATCCCTCTGATTTCAGTCTGCTTGTCCCCCGGCATGAGGAAGAGCAGGTGGAGAGGCCGGATGAGGACAAAATGCTGATGCAGAAAGCGGCAGGACTTGCCGGAGGCGTCCGGTTCGGTGGGGACGGAGGGCGCGATATTTTATCGTCTGCGGATGTGGCGGATGTCATGGTGGATGATGCCGCATTAATGATGGCTTCAGCGGGGATTCCGGGAGGTGTGAGATATGTCCCAGCCGGTTGGTGATCTTGTTATTGACCTTAGTCTGGATGCTGTCCGTTTCGATGAGCAGATGAGCCGGGTAAGGCGTCATTTTTCAGGACTGGAGACTGACGCCAGAAAAACCGCCAGTGCTGTTGAGCAGGGGCTGAGCCGCCAGGCGCTGGCTGCACAAAAAGCCGGGATGTCCGTCGGGCAGTATAAAGCCGCCATGCGTATGCTACCCATGCAGTTCACCGACGTTGCCACGCAGCTTGCCGGTGGTCAGAATCCCTGGCTCATCCTGCTGCAACAGGGCGGTCAGGTGAAAGACTCGTTCGGTGGTCTTATCCCGATGTTCCGGGGACTGGCGGGAGCCGTCTCGCTACCTGCCGTCGGGATCACATCTCTGGTCGCCGCGACAGGTGCGCTGGCGTATGCCTGGTACCAGGGGGATTCCACGCTTTCAGCGTTTAATAAAACCCTGGTTCTTTCCGGTAATCAGTCCGGACTGACTGTCGATCGCATGCTGGCGCTCTCCAGAGCCGGACAGGCAGCAGGGCTGACGTTTAACCAGGCGGGAGAGTCACTGGCAGCCCTGGTCAGTGCCGGTGTGCGTGGTGGTGAGCAGTTTGATGCCATTAACCAGAGTGTGGCGCGTTTTGCGTCTGCCTCCGGTGTGGAAGTGGACAAGGTTGCAGAGGCTTTCGGAAAGCTGACCACTGACCCGACGTCGGGACTGATGGCGATGGCGCGCCAGTTCCGTAACGTGACGGCAGAGCAGATTGCGTATGTTGCACAACTGCAGCGTTCCGGTGATGAGGCCGGGGCCTTACAGGCGGCGAACGAGGCCGCAACGAAAGGGTTTGATGACCAGACCCGCCGCCTGAAAGAGAACATGGGGATGCTGGAAACCTGGGCAGATAAAACAGGGAAGGCGTTCAAATCGATGTGGGATGCCATTCTGGATATTGGTCGTCCTGATACCGCGCAGGAGATGCTGATTAAGGCAGAGACTGCGTTTAAGAAAGCAGACGACATCTGGAATCTCCGCAAGGATGATTATTTTGTTAACGATGAAGCGCGGGCGCGTTACTGGGATGATCGTGAAAAGGCTCGCCTTGCGCTTGAAGCCGCCCGAAAGAAGGCTGAACAGCAGAGTCAACAGGACAAAAATGCGCAGCAGCAGAGCGATACCGAAGCGTCACGGCTGAAATATACCGAAGAGGCGCAGAAAGCGTATGAACGCCTGTTGTCGCCGCTGGATAAATATACCGCCCGGCAGAAAGAGCTGAATCAGGCCCTGAAAGACGGGAAAATCCTGCAGGCAGATTACAACACGCTGATGGCGTCGGCGAAAAAGGATTATGAATCAACGCAGAAAAAACCGAAGTCGTCAGGTGTCAGAGTGTCAGCCGGGGAGCGTCAGGAAGACCGGGCGCATGCAGCCCTGCTGGCGCTTGAAACTGAGCTCCGGACGCTGGAGAAGCACAGCGGTGCGAATGAGAAAATCAGCCGGCAGCGCCGTGATTTATGGAAAGCGGAAAGTCAGTATGCGGTCCTGAAAGAGGCCGCCACGAAACGGCAGTTATCCGGGCAGGAAAAATCCCTGCTGGCCCATGAGAAAGAGACGCTGGAGTACAAACGCCAGCTGGCTGAGCTGGGCGACAAGGTTGAATACCAGAAACGCCTGAATGAGCTGGCACAGCAGGCGGCACGGTTTGAAGAGCAGCAGAGCGCGAAGCAGGCCGCCATCAGCGCAAAAGCCCGTGGTCTCACTGACCGTCAGGCGCAGCGGGAGTCTGAAGCGCAGCGTCTTCGTGACGTGTATGGCGATAATCCGCAGGCGCTGGCCCGGGTCACCGGGGCACTGAAACAGACATGGGCGGATGAAGACATGCTGCGCGGTGACTGGCTGGCCGGGCTGAAGTCCGGCTGGGGGGAGTGGGCGGAAAGTGCGACGGACAGTTTTTCGCAGGTTAAAAGTGCTGCCACGCAGACCTTTGACGGTATTGCACAGAATATGGCGGCGATGCTGACCGGCAGTGAGCAGAACTGGCGGGGATTCACCCGTTCGGTGCTGTCCATGATGACAGAAATCCTGCTTAAACAGGCCATGGTGGGCATGGTCGGGCGTATCGGCAGCGCCATTGGTGGTGCTTTCGGTGGTGGGGCGTCTGCCTCCACGGGGACGGCCATTGAGGCTGCGGCGGCGAACTTCCATTTCGCGACCGGAGGATTTACGGGGACGGGCGGCAAATATGAGCCTGCGGGGATAGTTCACCGCGGGGAGTTTGTCTTCACGAAGGAGGCAACCAGCCGGATAGGTGTGGGGAATCTTTACCGCCTGATGCGCGGCTATGCGGAAGGTGGTTATGTGGGTGGTGCCGGAAGTCCGGCGCAGATGCGGCGGGCGGAAGGTATTAATTTTAATCAGAACAATCACGTGGTGATTCAGAACGACGGTATAAACGGACAGGCGGGGCCGCAGCTGATGAAGGCGGTGTATGACATGGCCCGTAAGGGGGCGCAGGATGAACTCCGGCTGCAGTTGCGTGATGGCGGTATGTTATCAGGGAGCGGGCGATGAAAACCTTTCGCTGGAAAGTGAAGCCGGATATGGAGGTGAACTCGCAGCCGTCGGTGCGTGAAGTGCGTTTTGGTGACGGGTACTCACAGCGTATGGCGGCAGGGCTGAATGCTGACCTGAAAACATACCGGGTGATGCTTTCCGTGAGCCGGGAGGAGGCCCGGCATCTGGAAGCGTTCCTGGCAGAGCACGGGGGCTGGAAGGCATTTTTGTGGAAGCCACCCTATGCATACCGGCAGATAAAGGTGACCTGTGCCGGGTGGTCTGCGCGGGTCGGGATGTTGCGCGTTGAGTTCAGCGCGGAGTTTAAGCAGGTGGTGAACTGATGCAGGATATTCACGAAGCAAGCCTGAACGAGTCGGTTAAGTCAGAGCAGTCACCGCGGGTGGTGCTCTGGGAAATCGACCTGACGGTGCAGGGCGGTGAGCGGTATTTTTCTGCAATGAGCTGAATGAAAAAGGGGAGCCGGTGACCTGGCAGGGGCGGAAGTATGAGGCGTACCCGATTGAGGGCAGCGGCTTTGAGATGAACGGAAAGGGCTGCAGTGCCCGCCCGTCGCTGACGGTGTCCAATCTTTTCGGGCTGGTCACCGGGATGGCGGAGGATTTGCAGAGCCTGGTGGGTGCCACGGTGGTCCGCCGCCGGGTGTATGCGCGTTTTCTGGATGCGGTGAATTTTGTGGCGGGGAATCCGGAGGCCGACCCGGAGCAGGAGCTGACGGACCGGTGGGTGGTGGAGCAGATGTCAGCGCTGACGGCCATGACGGCCTCGTTTGTGCTGGCGACACCGACGGAGACGGACGGGGCGCTGTTTCCCGGTCGCATCATGCTGGCGAACACCTGTATGTGGGATTACCGGGGCGATGAATGCGGGTATAACGGTCCGGCAGTGGCGGATGAGTTCGACAACCCCACCACGGATATCCGGAAGGACAGATGCAGTAAATGCATGCGCGGGTGTGAGATGCGCGGCATGGTGGCTAATTTCGGCGGTTTCCTTTCCATTAATAAACTTTCGCAGTAAATCCCGTTTTATGACACAGACTGAATCAGCGATTCTGGCGCATGCCCGGCGGTGTGCGCCAGCGGAGTCGTGCGGCTTCGTGATAAGCACCCCGGAGGGCGAACGGTACCAGCCCTGCGTGAATATCTCCGCAGAGCCGGAGGCGTATTTTCGTATTGCACCGGAAGACTGGCTGCAGGCAGAGATGCAGGGGGAGATTGTGGCGCTGGTCCACAGTCATCCCGGTGGTCTGCCCTGGCTGAGCGAGGCGGACCGGCGGCTGCAGATAAAGAGTGCCCTGCCCTGGTGGCTGGTCTGCCGGGGTGAAATTCACCGGTTCCGCTGTGTGCCGCACCTGACCGGACGGCGCTTTGAACAGGGTGTGACGGACTGTTACACCCTGTTCCGGGATGCATACCATCTGGCGGGGATAACGCTGCCGGATTTTGAGCGTGAGGATGACTGGTGGCGCAACGGTCAGAACCTGTACCTGGACAACCTGGCAGTACAACGGCTTTTACCGGGTGTCTCCGTCCTGTGCACAGGCGGGCGATATCCTGCTGTGCTGCTTTGGTTCATCGGTGCCGAATCATGCCGCCATTTACTGTGGCAACGGTGAACTGCTTCACCATATACCTGAACAACTGAGTAAACGGGAGAGGTATTCTGAAAAATGGCAACGACGAACGCATTCTGTCTGGCGTCACCGCCACTGGTCCGCATCTGCCTTCACGGGGATTTACAACGATTTGGTCGCCGCATCAGCCTGTATGTGAACACGGCAGCGGAGGCCATCCGTGCCCTGTCGCTGCAGGTGCCGGGATTCCGCGGTCAGATGAACGAAGGCTGGTATCAGATACGTATTGCCGGTGAGGATACCGCACCGGAGGCGGTGTACGCCCGTCTTCACGAACAACTGGGTGAGGGAGCGGTCATCCACATTGTGCCGCGACTGGCCGGAGCCGGGGGAAATGGTGTTTTTCAGGTGGTGCTGGGGGCAGCAGCCATCGTGGGCTCTTTCTTCACCGCCGGTGCAACGATGGCGTTGTGGGGCGCAGCCCTGAGTGCCGGAGGGCTGACTGCCACCACGATGCTGTTCTCACTGGGTGCCAGCATGATACTGGGTGGTGTGGCCCAGATGCTGGCCCCGAAGGCAAAGACGCCGGAGTACAAAAGTACGGATAACGGTAAACAGAACACGTATTTTTCGTCACTGGACAACATGATTGCCCAGGGTAACCCGATGCCGGTGCCTTACGGTGAAATGCTGGTTGGTTCACGACGGATATCCCAGGACATCAGCACCCGTGATGAGGGCGGAGACGGGAAAGTGGTGGTTATCGGACGGGGATGAAAATAAAAAAATCCCGCAGAGTTAGCGGAGCTGCGGGAAGAGATACGAAGATTAACTGTAAGGAGTTATTATTATGTCACAGCAAAAAAAAACGGTAACGCAGAGAAATTATAAGCGCCACTGGGATTTTGTGAAAATGTGAAGAATTTCAGAAATTTTCTGTTGCGGAGCTGAACTAAAAAACGCTCCCGCAATACACCTGGATATTAACGGGAGGAACGAATAGTCACCTTAAGGAGTTGCGATTAATTGCTTTTATTGACCGCAGGTAATCTACCCATCCGGCAAGGTTTCCTCCACGGGAATTTGCCGGAAATGTGAAGAATTTCAGAAATTTTATTCCGTCATGACACAGGCACCCTCCGGGGTGCCTGTCGTTTTCTGGCATAAACAGATTCAGACATCAGACAGGAGAGGGGGACAGAGTGGGTAAAGGGGGCGACAAGGGGCACACACCGCGTGAGGCGAAGGACAATCTCAAATCCACGCAGATGATGAGCGTGATTGATGCCATTGGTGAGGGACCGGTGGAAGGTCCGGTGAAGGGACTGCAGAGTATTCTGGTGAACAAAACCCCGCTGACGGACACGGACGGTAATCCCGTGATACACGGTGTGACCGCCGTCTGGCGTGCCGGGGAGCAGGAGCAGACACCGCCGGAAGGCTTTGAGTCCTCCGGGGCGGAAACCGCACTGGGCGTGGAGGTGACGAAGGCAAAGCCGGTGACGCGCACCATCACGTCAGCGAACATTGACCGTCTGCGGGTCACCTTCGGGGTACAGTCACTGGTGGAGACCACCTCAAAGGGTGACCGTAATCCCTCTTCTGTCCGCCTGCTGATTCAGCTTGAGCGTAACGGGCACTGGGTGACGGAGAAGGATGTCACCATTAACGGCAAGACCACCTCGCAGTATCTGACGTCGGTGATTCTGAATAATCTCCCTGAGCGCCCCTTTAACATCCGGATGGTCAGGGTGACGGCGGACAGCACCACGGACCAGCTGCAGAACAGAACGCTGTGGTCGTCATACACCGAAATCATCGATGTGAAACAGTGCTACCCGAACACGGCCATTGTGGGGCTGCAGGTGGATGCGGAGCAGTTTGGTGGCCAGCAGCTGACGGTGAACTACCATATCCGCGGTCGCATCATTCAGGTGCCGTCAAACTATGACCCGGAAAAACGCACCTACAGCGGTATCTGGGACGGGAGTCTGAAACCGGCATACAGCAATAACCCGGCCTGGTGCCTGTGGGACATGCTGACCCACCCGCGCTACGGGATGGGAAAACGCCTGGGGGCCGCGGATGTGGACAAGTGGGCACTGTATGCCATCGGGCAGTACTGCGACCAGACGGTCCCGGATGGTTTCGGGGGCACAGAGCCGCGGATGACCTTTAATGCGTACCTGTCACAGCAGCGTAAGGTGTGGGATGTCCTGGGGGATTTCTGCTCGGCGATGCGCTGTATGCCGGTATGGAACGGCCAGACGCTGACGTTCGTTCAGGACCGCCCGTCGGATGTGGTGTGGCCGTACACCAACAGCGATGTGGTGGTGGATGATAACGGCGTGGGGTTCCGCTACAGCTTCAGTGCCCTGAAGGACCGGCACACGGCGGTGGAGGTGAATTACACCGACCCGCAGAACGGCTGGCAGACTTCCACGGAACTGGTGGAAGACCCGGACGCCATCCTGCGCTACGGGCGCAATCTGCTGAAGATGGATGCGTTTGGCTGTACCAGCCGCGGTCAGGCCCACCGTGCCGGACTGTGGGTGATAAAGACAGAACTGCTGGAAACGCAGACGGTGGATTTCACGCTCGGGTCACAGGGGCTGCGGCACACGCCCGGTGACATTATTGAAATCTGTGATAACGACTACGCAGGGACCCTGACCGGCGGACGCATCCTGTCCATCGATGCCGCCAGCCGTACCCTGACGCTGGACCGTGAGGTGACACTGCCGGAAGCAGGGACATCGACGGTGAACCTGATTAACGGCAGCGGTAAGCCGGTGCGCGTGGACATCACTGCACACCCCGCCCCGGACCGGATACAGGTCAGTACCCTGCCTGATGGTGTGGAGACATACGGGGTGTGGGGACTCTCCCTGCCGTCACTGCGCCGTCGCCTGTTCCGCTGTGTCTCCATCCGGGAAAACACGGACGGCACCTTTGCCATCACGGCAGTGCAGCACGTACCGGAAAAAGAAGCCATCGTGGATAACGGGGCCCGCTTTGAGCCGCTCTCCGGCTCACTGAACAGCGTCATCCCGCCGGCAGTGCAGCACCTCACGGTGGAGGTGAGTGCCTCAGACGGCCAGTATCTGGCGCTGGCGAAATGGGACACGCCGCGGGTGGTGAAGGGCGTGCGCTTCAGTCTGCGCCTGACCAGTGGCAGTGGTGAAAACAGCCGCCTGGTGACCACCGCCATCACTGCCGACACGGAGCACCGTTTCAGTGGCCTGCCTCTGGGGGAATACACCCTGACGGTCAGGGCGATAAACAGCTACGGCCAGCAGGGCGAACCTGCCACCACCGCGTTCCGGATTAATGCGCCTGCAGCACCGGCCAGCATTGAGCTGACGCCGGGGTATTATCAGATAACAGCAGTACCGGTGCTGGCGGTGTATGACCCGACGGTACAGTCTGAATTCTGGTTCTCAGAAAAACGCATCACGGACATGGCACAGGTGGAAACCTTTGCCCGTTATCTGGGGACAGGCAGCCAGTGGAGTGTCTCCGGCCCGCACATTAAGCCGGGGAAGGATTTCTGGTTTTATGTGCGCAGCGTCAATCTGGTGGGGAAATCTGCGTTTGTGGAAGCCAGTGGCCGGGCGAGCAATGATGCGGAAGGGTATCTGGACTTTTTCAGAGGAGAAATCGGGAAGACACATCTGGCACAGGGGATGTGGGAGCTGATTGATAACAGCCAGCTTGATGATGAGATGGCGGAGATGAAGACCACCATCACAGAAACCCGCAATGAAATCACACAGACGGTCAGTAAAACCCTGGAAGACCAGAGTGCCACCATACAGCAGATACAGCGGGTGCAGACAGACACAAATAACGACCTGGCTGCGCTGTACATGCTGAAGGTACAGAAAACGAAAACGGCATTCCGTATGTTGCCGGTATAGGTGCGGGGATTGAGGATGCTGATGGCCAGCCCCTGAGCAATATTCTGCTGCAGGCGGACCGTATCGCGATGATTAACCCGGAGAACGGCAACACCACGCCGCTGTTTGTGGCGCAGGGGAATCAGCTGTTCATGAACGATGTGTTCCTGAAGCGGTTGTTTGCAGTGAGCATCACCTCGTCCGGCAATCCCCCGACGTTCTCCCTGACGCCGGAGGGCAGGCTGACGGCCCGCAATGCGGACATCAGCGGACATATCAGTGCGAACTCGGGCACGCTCAATAATGTCGTGATAGCGGAGAACTGTACGATAAATGGCACGCTGAAAGCGGAGAACATTATTGGTGATCTTGTGAAATGTGCAGGGGTGGCTTTTCCGGTGGATGGTAGTTACCTTGCGAACGGTACACGAACGCTGACGGTGTATGACGATCACAGCTTTGACCGGCAGATTATAATCCCGCCGATAATCTATGTCGGGTCAAAACAGGAATCCCGTACCAGTAATGACATCTGGACAGAGTGCTTCCTGCATGTTGATCAGAACGGACGCCGGATTTATTCCGGCAGGTCAGTGACAGAGCCGGGAATTTTCAGCGGGATCATCGATATGCCAGCCGGTCATGGTCATATCACCCTGAGTTTTACCGTAAGTTCACGACGTCAGAACGGGAGTTTTGGCAGTTCACGTATCAGTAACCTTCAGGCGATAGTGGTGAAGAAAAACAGCGCGGGGATCAGCATCCGCTGAACATCGCGCCCCGGGATTGCCGGAAGGAGACAAAAACCGTACAGTATGCGCGGGTGCCTTTGGCTGATGGCCGGAGGGAACACCTGAAGGCCGGAAAGACGAAGGCCCCGGACAAACATTCATGTTTAACCCGAGGCCTGACTTTCGATCTTCAGCAAATTGAAGGTTAGCGCCTCTCCGTAAAAGGAGCAAGCGTTTATGTCGCAAAACCGTTAAAAACCACCGTGATTTGTATCACGGTAGTGCTCATTATCTGGATCACCCACAGTTCACTGTGCGAGTTCCGGTTCCGGATAGCGGGCGCGGAGATTGCGGCGTTCTTACAGTGTAAGCAGTAAGAAACCGTGGCGGGGGAGAATATCCCCCGCCGACCGGTTGCTGAGGGTGGTCAGCCGGATGGCACCGTTTTAACACCAACAAACCACAAATTTTACCGCAGGCCGGGAAACCGGTACTGCGGTTTTTTTATGGGGGAAATCCATGACAGTCAGAATATCGGGTGTGCTGAAGGATGGTACGGGAAAAGCGGTACCGGGATGCACGATAGAGCTGAAAGCGCGACGCACAACGGAGACGGTGATTGTCACCACGGTGGCGTATGGTCTGCCGGGGGAAACCGGCAGTTACAGTATGGATGTTGAGCCGGGGTTGTACCGGGTGACGCTGAACACGGAAGGGTACGCGCCGTCATATGTGGGTGACATTCTGGTGAAGGCGGATTCTGCACCGGGAACGCTGAATAAATTTCTGATGGACCTGGAAGACGCACAGTATTACCCGAAAGCCCTTGCAGAGCTGGAAGCGGTGGCCGCGGAAATCCTGAAACGTGCGGAAGCGTCAGCGGCGAGTGCAGAGGAAGCGAAGAAACGGGCAGAGAATGCGCGGGGACCGAAGGGGGATAAGGGGGACACCGGGCCGCAGGGTATTCCCGGGCCAAAAGGCGATACCGGCGAGCGTGGGCCAAAGGGTGAGCGTGGTGAGACAGGACCACAGGGGCTTCAGGGTGTGAAAGGTGAACGGGGAGAGAAGGGCGAAAAAGGCGAGCCGGGAGGGCCGGATGCGACGACGGCACAGAAGGGAATTGTGCAGTTAAGCAGCGCAACGGACAGTGATGATGAAACGAAGGCAGCCACCCCGAAAGCGGTGAAAGCGGCAATGGACAAAGCGGACGGATGCCTGGAGAAAGCGAAAAACGGTGACGATATCCCGGATAAGGTGAAGTTTCTGAACACCGTGGGAGCAGCCAGAGTATACGGGCGGGACATTCATACGGAGACCGGTGAATGGACCACGAGTGAGTTTGTGGCCTGGCTGAAAGAAAAGGGGGCATTTGACCAGCCTTACTGGATGATGAAGGCATCACTGCTTGCGGAATTTAATAAGGTCATCACGGATGTCGGACCGGGAAAACTCAATCTGGGAGGCTGCGCCATTGAGGTGATGGGGACGTATAACGCAGCCATAGTCCGGGTCACCATCGGCGAATACGGTGGCGATGGTTTTCTGAACGGCACGGTCTGTACCTGTACAGTTTACGGAGACACACAACGTTTTCACTGGCGGGTGGATTACAGCACAAAAAACAAGCCCACAACAGCAAGCCTGACAGTAAATGGCTGGGAGCGTGATGAAGTAACCGGTCGTTTGCGGCAATGGGGCAGTATTGAGGTAAGTGAGGATGATGGTAAGCTTATGACACAGCACTCTATCCGTTTTCCTGTCGCTTTTCCGGTTGCTGCTCTGAATGCTCAGGTGTCTGCAGTGGGAGACCCCCACGCCATTAAGATGTATACCCTGTCGAATCCGTCATTAGTGTCTGTGACTCTGATAACAGTCAGGGGATGCTACGGCAAGTTTTCATGGGAAGCGATCGGATACTGAGGGCATTGTATGGAACAGTATGTTTTTTCACCGTCAGAGAATATGTTCTATCCCCTGTCCCTGCGGCCGGTTTATGAGGCAGCAGGGCGCTGGCCGGAAGACGGTATTGTGGTGGATTATGTGGTGTATAAAGTCTTTGCAGCGGATGCTGCACCGGCAGGTATGAAGCGGGGCGTCGGTGCGGAAAAAATGCCGGTCTGGGTGCCGGTATCGGAGGAGGGCACGGAAACATGATGCATATCAGAAATTTTTCGTATTACACCCCGGCGGAGCCGGATGTTGCAGGCGCGATGTACCTGAAGTCTGAGGATGGTCAGGACTGGTATGAGTGTCAGGCGTTGTTTTCGCCGGAGACGCTGAAGGTGGTGTATGACAGCCGGGGTGTGATTACGGGATACGGTAAGGACACTGCGTTACTGTGGCCGGTGAACCAGAGTGTGGCAGAAGTGCCGGATACCCCGGAGAGCCGGAAAATTGACCTGAGCGGGCGCTGGGGCTTTGACGGGGAGAAAATCACGGACCTGCTGACCGCGGAGAAAGCGCGAGGGATGAAGGGCGATGAAATAAACGCGTGGCGTAATGCGATGGAAGCGGCGAACTACACGTTTGAGCACAATGGGCGTAAATGGGACTACGGGAAGTCAACGCAGACGCGTCTTGAGCCGTCGGTGGCTGCAGCGAAAGCGGGGAAACTGCCGGAGGCGTTTTTCTGGACGGATGCGGAAAACAATGATGTGCCGGTGACAGCAGAAGAGCTTATAGCGCTGAGTGAAGCGGCAGAGCAGGCGATGTTCACTAAAGGGATGGAAATCCACATTCGCCAGCGCACCATGAAGAAGGAGCTGGAAAAGCTGACCAGTGCGGATGAGATACTGGCATACAGGGTGGACTGGAAATAAAAAGAAGGGGAGCGGATGCTCCCCTGATATCTGAGTAGTATGCTGTTTATCGTTATCATTCATCAAAAGAATATTACCGTATGGCACGGCAGCAGAACATGAAATTTGTCTCAGAACTGCAAATCAGCATTACGGGTAGTCAGGCAGATAACACAACGGGATAAAAAACAGCAAAATGCATTGATAAAAAATTTTTACAGGTAGGTTACCGGGCGTTATGTGACGCATATCAAAAACAGAACTGTAACGGGAGATAACAGAATGATGGATTCTGGCGTGGAGTAACGGCGCAATGCGTTCCGGGATGGTGTTTCTGAGAATGTGGCTGAAAACGCCCACAATACAGTAAGAAAAATCCTAATCGATTATATTAATTTTTACGGAACTATTCGGAATACCCTTATGAAAGGCAACGAAGTGTCAGTATTTTTAATGTGTTCTGACACGCGTTGCTCTGTTTGTATACAAATCATTTCATAGGGTATACCAGATGAACAAAAAATTCTCTAAGACTATTCTTTCTTCTGTTGTTGCCGGACTGTTGCTGGTAAGTAGTGGGGGTGTTGCAAAAGAGATTGATATTGGTGGTAAATATAAAGTTATTCTGACAGAGGAAACAGGTTCGGCAAGGATTGTGGATATAAATACTAAAAAAGATTTATTTGATGGAATTATTAATGCGAAAACAGGCACTGTTACTACTGTAAACAAAAAAGAGATTCAATCTGCTATAGATAGTTTTTATGCCGCTAACCCAAAAATAAATAAAGATGATCCAAACATTAAACAGATGGTGGCTCAGGCTGCTGGTAATTCGGGGCGTTATACAGTCTCTTTACCCAGTGGGCTCCCTTCGTTAACGACTGAAAATATTTTCAATCTAAAAGTGACTGATATTGAAAAAATAAAATCTAATATTGATGGTGTTAATTCAGTTATCACCAGTAAAACTGCAAAAGATTACAATATTGCTATCAGTAACGGCATGAGTTCAGAAGCTGCGCTAACAGCGGCTAAAGATGGTAATGGAGCGCTGTTACAGGAATTCAACCGTCTCGGCACAAATGTAAATGACCTGAAAAATGCCACTACATTTGCTCTTGATGAAAATGGTGAAATTACCTATGAAAAAGGAGTGGAAAGCATTCCTGTTAAGGATGTGGTTGCAGAGGTAAAAGCCGATACAACAATTCGTAAGAACAAAGATGGCAGCTATACCCTGGATCAGACCGCGCCTGATACTGTTCGTGTGAACGCTGCAATTGTTGATCTGGATAAAAATCTGAAAGACAGAACCACTGTTGGCGTGAATTCAGACGGCAGCCTGACCACTGCTGAAGGAGCCACAAAAACTGTTGCGGTAAGTGAAGGCCTTGTTTCCCTGTCGGGAAGAACTGACCGTATTGATGCTGCGGTTGGTGGCATTGACACCCGTGTCACCAAAAACACTCAGACTATCCAGAATCACTCCCGCCAGCTGCAGGAGCATAACGCGCGGCTGAACAGTCAGCAGCGTCAGATTCGTGAAAACCACGAAGAAATGAAACGTGCTGCTGCACAGAGTGCGGCACTGGCAGGTTTGTTCCAGCCGTACAGTGTGGGTAAATTCAACGCCACCGCAGCACTGGGTGGTTACAGTGACAAACAGGCTATGGCCGTTGGTGTGGGTTACCGCTTTAACGAGCAGACAGCAGCCAAAGCAGGTATTGCAGCCAGCGACGGTGATGTATCCTACAACGTTGGTGTGAACTTCGAGTTTTAATTGCGGACAGTGACATGAAGCATGACGGCAGGCAGGGGATTTGGCCTGCCGTTTTTTTCTCATGTGAGCATGAAACAGGGGGCTGCGATGAAAGTGATTCTGGCGACCCGTAACCGTTATCTGGAGTACGGTCTGCAACAGATGCTGGAAGGTTACAGGGTGATACTGGCGAGGGAATTTTTTATCCCGGAGAACAGGAAGAGTGTACCGACCCATGATGAGTCCTGGGTGATTATCTGTGATGCTATGGTGAGTCGTCTGATGCGCTGTATGTTTCAGGGACGCCGTTATCTTCAACTGGATGCGGAGGAGATTACAGGGCGTCTGGAAACGGACAGGAAAATCCGTAACGGTGACTGGGAACAGAACACATACGCACGTCCGCTGACGATGTCAGAGATGGTGGTGATGTTTGGTTATGTATACCGGGAGTCAAAGCCGTGTCATCTTGCCCGTGAAATGGGAATTCACACGAAGACAGTGAACACCTTTCTGTATATGGGGCTTGGTAAAAACGGCCTGAGGTACAGAAGTGTGAAGCATCTTGTGGGGCGGGCATAG